GCTGCTACAGCAAAGAAGGTGTCTAAAGCAGTAGGGAAGGCTGCCAGGTTGACGGCGGCAGCTGGCGTTATAGGAACTGCTTCCTATGCCGCAGGGCGCACTGCAACCCTTAATGAGGAAAAAAGGAGACGCGTTATTAACGGGATGAGGGGATAATGGCACCCCTTTTAAAATTAGGTGTTTATAGGAATACCAAAGAAAAAGCAGTGGATACCCTTTTGGATATTAATGCAGAGGATAAGGGGCTGCTGTCAGCATCCCCTAAAGCTAGGAAAAAGCGTAAAAAGTTAAATACTTTGGCTGTAGGCCTTGCAGGAGTAGCTTCAACGTTTGTACCCGGTATCCCTTTGCAGGGCTTGGCCGCAAAAGCGTTAGCCCCTAAAGAAAAATCCACTGGGGCTGCTATAGACTCTACAACATATTCTACTGTAGGTTCTAGTGCTGGGCTGGGTTACTTGGGCCACTCTATTATAAAAGAAAAAGGAGGCGTAAAGCCCGCAGTAAAGTCAATAGAGAAACTTTTAAAGCCCAAATCAGATCCAAAAAAAGCCAGATCTATACCCATCGCCCCCCGCAGGTTTTCTAAAAAGTTACCACGGATAGACGGCACTGGGTTAGAGAATAAAACCAAAATTCCTGTAGAAAAAATACAGAGAATTCTAAAGTCTATAAGTATCCGTAAATCTAAGATGAAAGGAGCAGGAGCTATAGCAGCTCTAGGTGGAGGCTTAGGTGCCGCTTATGGATATAATAAATCAACTAATAAAGAGGAATAGTAAATGGGAAAATTTTTTAAAACAGCAGCAACTTGGACGAGTACTCGAACTATTAAGGGGAAGAAAGTTTTTATAGAGCATAGTAACAAAAAGCTTGAAGGGGGCGTCAAACCTAAAAAAGACGAAAATTATTGATATAAAGTAAGGCCGGACATGTCGCCACCCGAAGGGCAAAAGGTAGCATCATTAAAAGATGAGGATAAGAAAGCTTTGCAGGTAGCGGGCGGTTTGGCTGCCTTAGGTTTAGGGGCTGCAGCTTACAAGAAGTATAAAGCGCCCATTAAAGGTATAGATAACCTGGCCAGCAAGACTGGCCTTTCTCTTAATAAAAAAGGACCTAGCGTTAAACCCTTGCCGACTAAACATAAAAATGGCGACAAGATGGACAAAATGCTAGATACCTATAATATCCTCAAAAAGAACATTGGGGAAGAGGGCGCGATTAAGCAAATTAAAAAAGATTTCGGCATAGATATGACAAAAACTTCCTCTACTAGATTTACAAAAGTAGTTTTAAAAAACCTAAAAGAAGGTAAAAGCATTAAAGCTACAGCTAGGAAGTTTAATATAAGTAGGGACGCTGTCGCAGCTGTTGCTAGAAAAAAAGTCGTTAGTAAAGTAACTGCAAAAAATATAAAAGAAAAAAAAGAGTTCCTATCTGGCAAAGGTAAGAAATTTCGAGACATGTCTGCAAATAACCCTATAGGAAGAAATATAGAACTTACACAAGCCCCTGTAAAAATTAAAGCTACGAAACTAAAAGCGCAAATATCAGGCAAGGCAGATAAAGGTGTAATCTCAGAGTCTCTAAAAGCTGTTCCCAACTCTAAACTTATCGCACCTTCGCCAACAAATAAGATAAAAAAAACTAAGAAAAATATTTCCAATAAGAAGACTTCTACTTCCCCCACTGTTCCCAACTCTACACCTGCCCAGACGATAGAGGGAGCTGTAGACAGCAGTAAGATGGACATAAACAAGTACAAGAAGGACACAAACAAGTACAAGAAGGACACAAATAAGTCCCGGGGAGTTCGCCTTAGTATGGATGATAAAGTTAAAAAGTGGATGGCAGCAGCTGCGGGTGCTGGGGCTGTAGGCACTGGAGCTTATGCGCTAAAAAAAAGACGAAAACGTAATGAGTAATATAAAAACTTATGCGGGTGATTTTATGACAGGCGTTGACCCTACAGGGGCCAGAGCTTTTAGACGTGCAGTAGTAGAAGGATAGCATGGATCAGCATAGTTTTGAAGAAGTCTTTAAAAGTTTAGTAGGACACTACGGATGAATGGCCGCAGTAGTTTTTTTAGGAGTGTGGTTTAAAGACACCATTAACTCCATATTTCAAGGCATAACAGTAATGTTAGGGAATGATATAAATAATGATGACATTGTTTATATTTCCGGAAGACAAGCAAGAGTTGTTAGAGTTGGAATGAGAAAAACTATATTTTATATGACAGATAGGGGTACTAAGATGATTGTGCCTAATGATAGATTACATACACTTACCATTGAAAAAATTCTGCCAATAAACGGTTCGGCTGTTGCAAAAGGGCCTAAGGCCAATTTAAAGAAAGAAGTATTTAATGGTTTAGAGTGTGAGGAAAAAGATGGGTAAGTATTTTAGCAAGGCAAGCCACTTAAGAGCTGAAGGCATCAGGGGGTATGACCCTACTAACCCTAAAACAATAATTGATCCTAACAGCGAGTTTTTATCTAAGGAGCATAAGCACGGCCTTACAGGCAAAGCTATAGACAGGCTGTCCAAGGAGTGATTAAATAGAGAGCCCCCGGCTGGAGTAAGAAAGGAAGGAAATACAGGCGTTTGAAAAAAAGTAGCGAGCAGGCTTAAGACAAAATATTTTTAATTTAAAAAAAAGGTTACCGCAAGGCAACCTTAAAAAAACCTTAAGCCTTTACTGCCACCAGCGTAAGCTTGGCAGACTTTTTACCATCATAGGTTTCTTTTCTAGCTTTTCTCACTGCCTGCATTTTAGACCTAGCTTTTATTGTTATTACCGAACCGGTGTCGGTGATAAACCTATATACCATTATTACTCCTATTAATTGTTTAATTGTTAAAAAGGGGTGATGCTGAATAGCCTTCACTACTGTTCTTATACCAAAATTTATGGAAAACGAAGACAAAAAAGATCTACATACCGTGGCATCTTTTGTGCACGGAGCTTTATTTAGTCTACATGCCTTAGGGCTCGTATACAATTTAAAGAGAAAAAATTATAAGGTAGCCCTATTTCATTTTGCGGCGGCGTCCTTTGATTTAGTAAGCACTAAAGAGCATATATATGTAGCAACAAATAAAAAAGAGAGCGTAAATAAAAAGTAAGTATGAAAAAACCAGACGATAATACAGGAATCGTTTTTGAGGCCTTTAAAAAGCCAGGAAGCAGGCAGCCAGATTTTAAAGGGGAGGTAGTAGTCCTTAAGCCAGGATTATATAAGATGGTAGGTTGGAGAGGCTTTACTAAAATTGATAAAAAAGAATATATTAGTTTTAGGCTAGAGCATTTTGTAGAAAACCCCGATACGGCCAAATAAGGTATTTTAATACACATTTAATTACGATAACTTCTATGTAGGAGGGGTACACCCACATGTTGTGGAAACGGAGAGAATACTTTCATGCTCACCACTTTATTTATAATATTCACCATTATTATAGGTTTTATACTGTCTACACTTTATATTAAAAAAAGTATAGAAAAAGAAGCAACAGAAATTAGGGAGCACTTTGAAACTATATATTATATGCTTTGTGATTTGTTAAAGCCGGACGGGTGGGATGACGAGAAATAACTTGACATCTTACACCCTTAAACCATATATTAAATTATGTATATTCTAATAGAGCACGACGGAACAGAAGAGCAAATGAAAACAGCTTCTTATATAAAAACTTTTGCTGAAGATAGCCTAGGCTTTACCTGTGAGCAGGTAACAGGATCTTTAGGAGAACCTATAAATATATATGATAGCAAATTAAAACCTTTGGGCAGTTTTGACAGTTTACTTAACGAAGACGAAATGGCTAATTACTTTGAGGACATAGACAGCGCACATGGCTAGAATAACTAATGAAGAATTAAAACATCTTTTAGAACACATCAGAAAAGGTCTCCCTAATGGAGAGTTTGCCTTATTACAAAAAACAGTTGATGACTTACAGTCAGGCCAAAAAGAGATGAAAGATGACCTACGAGAGTTAAAAAAACAGTTACTAGATCCAGACGACGGCGTTATTACCAGAGTGAATAAAAATTCTGATAATAGAAAATTTTGAGAAGCACGTGGAACTGAGGTTGAGTCAGCCTTTTCCAGCATTACAGGTTTATTAGCATGACAGTCAGGCGTTAATAAAGCGTTATGGATTAGTTTTTCAGCTATAATAGGCATTATAGTAAAAATATTAATATTCCCTACAATATAATGGTAGGGTTTTTTAGATACAGTACTCAGAGTCCTGCAGCCGGCATAGTAAGGCATGTAGCCTTCTGGTGCTCTTTTTTAGGCGCAGGTGCTATATCCCTGTCCCCTACATGAGCTACGTACTGTTTTTCGGTAAGCGGCTGTCTTTGTTTTATAGGCACGGGGCTGGAATATATAAGTAAAATAACCAATAGGAGAGAAGATGAGCCAAATTATTATTAATGACCTAGACCCAAATAAGGATAGCCTGGTTGAAGATTTTTTAAATGAAGCAACCTATATTGATACAAAGGGCCAAGTTAAGGTAGCGTTATCCACTGATAGTGAGTATGAAAAGCTCTTTACAAAACTTGCAGCAGAGTGGAAACCTTCCACATTCGCATCGTTTGAAACTAAAGTACACGATGCCTTCGAAGGCAAGTTAGACACTAATTTAGAAAAATGGGCGTCTAAGCTTTCCTTAGATATAAACAGGTTAAAAGATGTATTCCAATAGTATAAAAACATTTTTATTTTCTGCTAATAGGCAGAAACAGAAGGGCTTCTTGGGAACACATGCTAAGGCACAGTGTCCAAAATGCTCAGAGCACAACGCACGCGTTACTTCAGTAGTTTATTCAAGCGGAACCAAGCGGAGACGCATTGTATGCAATGCCCCGCACTGTCGTGCCGAGAGCTACTAAATACCACGAAAAAGGATACTCATATTTAAAGAAAGACCCTAATCTAAAAGATTGGGATTTTTGCTACCATATTCACAAGAATCAAAATGGTACTCATTTTGATTTAAGAATGTACTGTCCCGGAGGCGATGAAACCGTATACTCCTGGAGCAGTAAAAAGAATGTGCTGTCTAAAAACTACCCGTCCCCTATACGGCGGTCTAAGGATCACAGTATAAAATGACTGTCTTTTGAAGGTGAGTATACTTCAAAAAAAGGCCATAAAAATGTATTAAAGATTGTAGATAGTGGTCCGGCCGAGTTAATAGACGTGGGCTCGGACTTTTTTATTTTTAAGATCACAGATAAATTATTCAAATTAAAACATTTAAGAGGCAAAAAATATTTATATTGCCCTATAGAAAATCCTGAGAGTTAAATGAAGATACCTTACATAAAATTTTTAGAGACATTAGTGGTTGGACGGTTGCAGCCTTCTGTTATACATGAGAAGCTAGAATCTTTAGGTTTAAAGTTTCCCCTTCCAGGTATACAGCAAATTTACAAGCACCTTTCTTCGCTCCAACCCGAGTACTTTCAAGACCCAAGCATTTCCATAGAAACAGCGTGATTAAATGAATGGGGCATTGAGAAAATGTTTTCATACCAATTTAAGATTGAAGTTCCTAGAGGTACTGATGGCATTAAAGGGGCCTTTAAGATTATGAATGACCCTTTAATGTACCGCCTTATTACGTCTTTAGCATTAGCTAATATTACGGAAGAGGACATAGAATTAATCGTTAACGGGAAGTATAATATAGAGTATTCTTCCGAAGACGTACAAGAATTTTTACATTACTTTTTTAATGTGGCTGATTGGTCTGTAGGAGATAAGCAGCAATACTTGGCCCAGGTAGACACTCCTGAGCTTAAAAAGTTCTATAAATTAGCTTTAAAAGGAGACAAAGATTACCTACTTTGGAAATTAGGAGCTGCCCCAGACAAATCCTTTGACTCTATGTTGACAGATATGATGACAGATTCCTACTATAATTTCAAGGAAAGGGCAAAGGGTGATCCCGAGCTTGCGCAGCGTTGGGGTGCTTTAGCAGTTAAACTTACTGATAGAATAGAGCGCTTAGAAAAAGACACCAATGATAAAAAAGATTTTTTTGCCGAATTTAATGTAACCTTAAAAAACTTCAGAGATGATGGCAAGGGGGACAGTAAGCCCGAGGCAGACTTGCACATAAAGGACTTGATAAAAGAAGATGAATAATTTTTTTCGTAAAGTAGCCGGAATACTTGATCCTCCTAAAGGCAACCTAGCTCCAGATGTCTGGACAGCTAATAAAAAGCTTATTCCGCAGCTAAAAAAACAGATACTTTCTAAATTACATGCCTTTGTCCCCAAAAACAAAATCAAAGAAATACTTATTATCGGATCTATTACGGGATGAAAATATAAGGATTCATCAGATATTGATATTAATGTAGCAATAGATCCTTATGACGATAGGTATCAAAAAGCGCGACTTTCTGTAAATGAGTTCTTATCTTATAGAGGAAAGCATCCGATAAATTTTTATATGGTTCCTTATAAAGGAGTTTCTACTGCTTGGCAGGATGCAAAATTCGGGGTATATGATGTAATGGCTGATAAGTGGGTAGTGCCTCCTCAGAAGCGTGCGAGCGTACGAGATCCCAAAAAACAATTTAATTTAGAGTTACAAATTTCGAAGCATGTAGCAAGTACTTTTGATAGACAAGTAAAGGAATTTTATAAAGATACTTCAAAATTAAGATACTTAAAAGAAAACTTAAAAGACGGGTGACAGAAAAAGTGGTATATACGTAAAAAGGAGGCTGAAGTTCTTGAAGGTCTCGAAGAAATAAAAGACTTTGTTAAAAGTCTAGATGATGGCAGGCACATGGTGTACAGTAAAGGCTGGGGCGTTCCTAGAACCAGTTTTAGAAATATTCTTTATAAGAGTATAGAGCACGGTCCTTATAAAAAGTTTTTTGAAGAAATAAAATCATTAAATAAAGCAGATGCATAAAAGCAGAAATACAGATAAACGCCCTGAAGAAGGCCTAATGGTTTGAGTCCTTAACGATAATATAGAAACGGCGATACGAAGACTTAGACGTAAATTAGATACTGCGGGACTTATGGATGAGCTACGGGCTCGTAGATACCATACTAAGCGTAGTGTGAAGAAAAGAGAGAAACAACGCGAAGCCGAATTTAAGCGTAAAAAGTAATGGCCGAGCAAATATCATTAAAGAAGAGTGAGTTTGCAGAGGCTTTCTTTAATTTAAACGGCCACCCTTTAAGTCTGGATGATTACCCCCACCTAAGGCGGATCTATGATACAGACGCAAATGAAGTGGTTTTGCATTTTTCCAGACAGACTGCCAAATCCACCACATTAGCAAATCTAATGATAGCTAATAGTGCCCTGATCCCCCATTTTAAAACTTTATATGTAGCACCTACCGTGGATCAAACAAAGGTATTTTCACACGATAGGGTGAACCCTATTATGGAAGGAAGTCCTTTTATAAAAGAAAATTATCTTAGTAGCTCTTTAGTACAAAATGTATTTATGAAACAGATGCTAAATGGGAGCAGGATGTACTTAAGATATGCACTTCTTTCAGCGGACAGGTTGCGGGGATATTCAGCCGATATGAACCTGTTTGACGAATGCCAGGATTTACGAGCAGATATTGTCCCAGTTATTCGGGAAACGATGAGCAGGTCTATGTATAAAAAAAGCCTCTTTTCTGGAACACCGAAGCGCACTAGAGGCACTTTAGCGGATATTTGGAATAGATCAACACAGCATGAGTATGTTATAAAATGCCAGGGCTGTAATGATTGAAATATACTTGCCGAAGATAATATAGGAAAGTATAGCATTATATGTAAGAAGTGCGGCAAACAGCTTGAAAATCAGCACGGACAGTGGGTATCTACTTATCCTGATACTTCCGTAAGCCCTACCTTAGAAGGCTATAGAGTATGCCTCTTACATTTTGCAAAAGCACCCTGGGTAGACTGGGAAAAAGACGTAGTACGCAAAATGGAAGAATCTAGTAAAGGTGTGTTTTATAATGAGAGCTTAGCCTTACCTTACGATGACGGCATCAGCCCCATTAAAATACATGAGATAGTAAGTTGCTGCGATAATGACTTTCACATGGGAGAGGACATGCCTCATAATAAACAGCATAAAGCTGTTATGGGAATTGACTATGGTCCTGTAAATTCAGAGAAGTCCCACACACTTATTACCATTATACAAATAGTAGGGGATAAGGTACGAGTTGTTTATGTTAAAAAATTTATTGGAAAAGAAGCAGATTATAGCTTTATACATAGAAAGGTCCCAGAGCTAATGAAGAAGTTTGGAGTACATACCTTAGCGGCAGATTATGGAATGGGGGAAGCCCCTAATTCCGAGATACGAAACAGAATAGGATATGAGCGCGTAGTAGCCTTTCAACATATGCCCGCCCAAAAAGATAATATCAAATGGAACGCTAGCATGCCAGCTTATACTCTTAACAGAAATTTTGTTATGAATGGATTTTTTGAGCTAATTAAAAGTGGTAAATTAAGCTTTCCCTGTTATGAAGACTTTAAGCCCTTCATAGAAGACATTCTTAATATACAGGTAGAATATGATGAGGAGCGAGGCACCTCTAAGTATATTAATATAGGTCCAGACGATTTTGTACATGCCACTATATTCGCCTTATTGTCTGCCCAAATGAGTTCTGGGATTAAACTTATACTTTAAATGAAAAAATAACTTGACACTTAAGGCCCTATAAGATATATTAAAATTATGCTAACATCACACGATTTAGACAGACTAGGTAAAGAAATCTCTGCTTCATATATTGAAGACGACAGACCCCTCACGGAGGCTCTTGTAAAGACAGCTTCTGCTCATGGGTTGAATCGCCAACAAATTAATAGAGTAGCAGAAAGTGCAAACGTAGAAACTTACCTAGGCCTGCTTAAGACTTCTTCGGATAAATATGTAAACTTTAATTTAGCAGACTCTCGAGCAGCACATGAAAAAGTAGCGGACCAGCCTGTAACAAAGGAAGGCGCTTACGCAGACTATGACAGCGAGCCTACTAAAGACGATGTATCTGTATTTGACTTATACAGAGAGTATCATGGAGAAGACAGTTTTAAGAAGGAAGCATCTGTTGGAAGAACAGAAAATGAAGCTAGAAAAGAGGCATCACAGCTTTTAGGGACCTTAGAGTTCTTAGACGATAACATGAGGGAATCCCTTGCATGCTTAGAGACCGCCTTTGATAAATTAGCTTTTTACACAAAACAAGAATTATTAAGTGGAACGCCTTTTAATAACATTAAAAGGGTAGTTACGCAAGCCGCACCTTTTGCCGGTGAAAAAATTGCAGAAGATATGCAGAACCGTTTTAAGCCATCTCTGACCCACATTGATTTTGAAAAGTCAGCAACGTATAAAGGCATACCCAACCCTGACAACACTATTTATAAGTACGCTGCTCAGATAGAAAAAGAAGCAGACCAAACTTATAAAGTTTATAACGCAGTATCCCATTATGACGCAAACTATAAGTCTATCACAGATGAGGCAAACATACCTAATCTATTTAAAAAGGCAGGCTTTGTTGGGTCTGTAGGAAGGGGTATAGTAGACTTTTATAGCAAACATGCATTTTTAGGAGGAGTAACTGTAGGCGCAGGAATAGCTTACGGCTCGGGGAAGGAAGCAGGTCGAAAAGAACAGGGCTCTTTTTTAAAAAATTATAGCGATGATAGGAAGTCTACCCTAAATCAACCAGTTTTTAGGAGAATAAAATAATGAAGAAGAAAGCACAGATGTCCTTCCCAGGAATGGGGCCTAGTGCTAATGCAAGAATTATGCGAGCTCTTGGCCAAGCAGCAAGAATAGCTATGGCAGGCGCAGGAGTTGCTGCAGCAGGAGCTTTTTTAGATAAGATGATGGACTACTTTAGAAATAAAAATATTAAGGCCAAGAGTTCTGAGTATTTTCAAAAAATGCTTGAAGAGCACCCAGCCCTTGAAAAAGAAGACCCTGCTCAAGTAGCCAAGTATTGGGCATCTTTATACCATTTTGCGCCATATATGGCTCAAGACCCTTTAGCAGCAGGCGCGTATATTAGGCAGTCTTTAGCTAGAGGCTATGCAGATGAATTTGGTGGCCCCCCACCAGATACCTTTAATACTTTATCAGATATTAATAAAAAATTAGTTGATGTGGCGTCTCATGGACGTAGCACAGCAGGCGACGCTTTACGCAGGGTAATGGGCCCTGTTATTGCAGGAGCGTAGCGAGTATCACCTACTTAGTGCGGTAGGGTATAAGTAACGTACTAGCTATAGCAAACTATGAAAAAAAGAATATACTTTGAATATGGGGACAATAACTCCGAGGTATTTACTCTTTTAAATTCAGGTACTTTGGAAAAGACCGCAGGACACTCTGCGGAGCTTTTTGATTTTATTTCGAATTTAAAGGGAAGCCCTAGGAAGACTTACGCACTGGTAAACGCATTATCAGCGGGTGAGTTTTTTGGTTCTAATAGAAATGGGGATTACTTTCCGGAGAATGCCCTCAAAGAATATCACAAAACATTTGAAGCTTTAGCCCATATATATAGGCACCACGTGAACAAAGACCCTCAAAAGTCTATGGGAAAAGTGGTTTTTTCTTTTTATAATCCAGCCATGCGTAGAGTAGAGCTGGTATTAGAAATAGATGAAACAAAAGGCTCTAAGCTTGTAGAGGAATTAGGGGCAGGACGGTTACCAGCCGTTTCTATGGGTTGCCGAGTTCCTTGAGACGAATGCTCCATTTGCGGAAATAGGGCTAAAACAAGAGCCTCTTATTGTACGCATTTAATGAACCATATGAATAAAACGTTATCAAATGGCCAGAAGGTATATGCAATCAATCGTATGCCAAAGTTTTTTGACATCAGTGTAGTAACAATCCCGGCCGACAGGACTGCAGGCTTCATTAAGCAAATATCGCTTAAGGATGCTTTAGCAGAGTCTGTGATTAAAACCGCGGAATATCCACCGCCTAACGGTATACAAAAGACAGCAGGTCTGGAAGCGAACGCAGCCATGACCAAGAAAGTTATTGGTAAAATTGAGTCCTTAGAAAAAGACCCTAAAAACTTAATTATATCAGCACAAAAGAAACTTACCGATGACCAGATTGAGAAATTATCTGGTTTTCCATTAAATGAGGTTCTTTCTACTTTTATAGGGTTACGTATAATGCCCGTAAAAGAAGACTTTCAAAAGCTAGCTTTAATGTGTGCTGGTAAAAAAGATTTAGCGGAGTCCTTAGAGAAGGAGGGCACCCTCTTTACTATTGACTCTAATACTAAACCTTTATTAGCAGAAGATATAAACTGCAGCAGTTATAATGAAAAAATTGCTGGGTTGTTATTTGAGAACATACCAGACATGGCCTTAACTAAGGAATTAGTTATTGCCAGAGGACTAACTAAGTTAAGTCAAGGAAATTATCCAGATTCTAGAGTAAAAGCAGAGCGAAGCACAATTAGCAAATTTTTTCTAGGGAAGCAGGAGCAGCCACGATTAACGGCTCACCAGAACCCTATTAAACCTATGGGTATATTAGGCGGATTATACTATGGATACGCCCAAATATTTAACGACCCTACTGCTAGTGGCTTTAAGTCTTTTATGAAGAAAAATCCATGGTTACTACCCGTTCTAGTTGGAGCAGGAACTGCTGGGTCTTTATTCGCTCAAGATAGAGCTTTTAAAAAAGAAGCAGGTGTTACAGGTACAGAAAGGTTCCTTAGGAATTCTTTAATGACTGTGCCGGTATCTTACTACTTTTCTGGAACGAAGGAACATAAAGCTAGGCAAGGACAGAGGTTGACTTCTACGGAGGATTTCGTAAGAAAGCATCCCGTATTAGTTGCTCTAGGCTCGTCTCTAGCTCTAGGCTCTGCACAAAAAGGAGTTGGAAAAACCATTAATAAAGTGAAAAATCTTTTTAAGTTTTCCAGCGTACTCTCTAAAATGGACTATACTGACCTAGACTTAATTTATAATGATCTAATTAATTAAACCTATTGGAGGATACTAAGATGGGCTTAAATATCGATGAAATCTTGAAATCTTTAGAAAGCGAAAAAACTGCTGAAGAAGTATTTAATGCATCTTTGGAAACAAAGAACACTAAAGAAACTGAAAAGGTTGCAGAAGAAGTTGCAGAAGAAGTTGCAGAAGAAGTTGAAGAAGAAGTTGCAGAAGAAGTTGAAGAAGAAGTTGCAGAAGAAGTTGAAGAATCCAAAGAGGCTAGTGATGTCTCTAACGATTCTGATGAGGACTTAACTAAGATAGCAGAAGAGTTAGACGCAAGAGGACGCGCTATGGCACGATCTTTTGTTGATGAGTTAAACAAAATTGCTGCAGAAACTGTAGATAATGTCGTTGAAGATGCACAAGAAAATACTGAAGTTTCAGAAAATACTGAAGGTGAAGAAAAAGTAGCAGAAGATGCTGCAATTAATATACTAACTAACTTACATGACCGCTATTTTGGAGGCAATGAAAATGAGTAATTTAATAGACACATATAATAATATGCTTGAAAACAGAGTAGACGAAGAGGCTGAAGTAGTAAAAGAAGCAGAGGCTACTCAAGAAACAGATGAGCAGTTTGAAGTTTTATCTAAGTACGCTGAAGCAGCTGACGGTTTACTAGCTGATGAGTTTGGTGATGATTATAATGAAGAAGACGTTGAAAAATTAGCTTCTTTAATGATTGATTATGACGTAGAACAGGAAGAAGCGCTTACTAAGGTTGCTGAATTTGAGCAAGCTGGCCAAATCATGGCTCATGCTTTCGCAGAAGAATTAGACCGACTTTCGTAAGTCGGCTGATAAAAACACACTAAGAAGCGGCGTAATGAACTCAACCTTAAAAAAACAAGCAGCCCTGGCTATCAAGACTTTACAACAAAGTGTTGATACGCTAACCGGTGAATTAGAGCAGCTAAAAGTAGCGGAAGCACTTGTGCTTTCTATGCTAAAAGAGGGCAAACTTTCTGCGGAAATGTTTGAGAGTACATTGACAAAGCTCAAAACTAAAAGTAGCGAGGAGTTGGAGATTTTTAAGAAAGCCTCAGAATTGAGCCCATCTACAGATGCGGCAGGTTTATTTGGCCGACTTAGCGATCGACCCGCTGACGATGGAACATTAGATCCATTGACAAGACTGCTTTTAGAAGACTTATAATAACAATAAACAATAGGAGGACTTTCCCCCATGCTTAAATTATTATCTAATTTAAACAATTGTATAAAATGGGACGTAGATGTTGCTTCAACTGATTGGCCTTTAATTTCAGGTACCGACGGTACTTGGGCTAGCTTTGACGCAACTGGTCTAGAAAGACCAGCTGTGGGTGATCCCGCAGCATGTATTTTTTCTGAGGGTAACCGCGATGGTTCAGCAGGGTTTTCTCCTGATGTAGCCGAGAACGGTAAATTAACAGTTTTAGCCGGAGGTTTCCGTGCATTAACAGACCAAT